GAAAAGTGGGAAGTAACAGAAGCTCAACTTTATAATAACGTTAAGAAAAATTATTACATTAAAAAAAACAATGGAACTGTTTATATAGATGAAAAGTATCTCACTTCGAGAGTTTTGAGATATTTTAGAATAAAAGAGTATTGCCAGAATTTTCTATATGTGCTAGAACCATTCGCAAGTGAAAAACAAATAACAGATACTATATCTAATTATTTTGGCTTAACAGTTACAGAAACGGCTTCTTTAAGAGAGTACGTCACTAAATATCTTTTTGAAGAGTTTAATATAAGAGAGAGAATGTTTAAATTAAACAGAGGCAAAAGATTGGCATATTTATATGTCTATTTTAAAAGGCTTGAGAGAGCTATACAAAAAGAAAAAACAAAAAAATTTAGTGTAGAAACTGCACTTAAAAAACTATATGAGGAGTAAGAAAAATGGAAAAAGTAGATTTTGAAGTAAATGATTTAAGGGTTTTAGTAGAGAAACACACAAAACAGAGTGCAAAATTTGGAACTACAACTTTTTATAAAGTATTTTTTGACTATGATTGGATGTTCGACATAGGAACTCTTGAAATAACTATTCAAACAATAGCACTTAAAGCAGATAGCACAGAAGATGAAATCAAAGAGCTTTTAAAAGGATTGTAGTATGAAAGATATAGAATTAATACACGGCGATTGTTTGGAAGTTATGGACGGATTGATTCAAAAGGGTGTAAAAGTTGATTCAATAATAACAGACCCACCATACGGAATAAATTTTCAGTCCAATTATAGAAATGAAAAGTATAACAAAATAAAAAATGATGATAGCTTAGTGTGGCTGGACGATTTTGCAGAAAAATGTTATAACTTGAGTAAAGAAAACACAGCACATTATATCTTTTGCAGCTTCCATAATATTGATAAATTCAAAATAGCATTTGAGAACTATTTTAAGATAAAAAATATTTTAGTGTGGGAAAAAAATAATACCTCTATGGGAGATTTGAGAGGAGATTTTGCACCAAAAGTAGAATTTATTTTGTTTTTGCATAAAGGTAGAAGATTGATAAATGGAAAAAGAACACCAAATATTTTAAAGTTCAACAAGACAGGAAATAAAAATCATCCTACTGAAAAACCAGTCGATTTGATTGAGCATTTAATAGAAAAATTTACTGATAAATACAATGTGATCCTAGACCCATTTGCTGGCAGTGCTAGCACTTTAGTTGCTTGCAAAAACTTAGGTCGCAAAGGCATTGGCATAGAGCTAGACGAGAAATATTACAATATAGCGAAAGATAGACTAGGTATTTAATATACATTTTAAGCGGTATTTAATTACTTCTAAACTATAATTAAACTTGAAATTAAAGGAAGCGAAATGAACAAGAAAGAGTTTTTTAGCACTTTGAAGAAAGAGTTTAGATTAGATCTTAGAAGTGATAAATATTTACAAAATGGTTATGGACTTTATCCAACTATGCACTATGAAAGAGCAGAATCGATAGTTAAGAGAGCAAACGAGTTACTGTTTGAAGAGTTTGGGGATAAAAGATTTTGGAACATCAGCAATGATCTACAAGAACTTGAAACAACTACTTTAAAAGAGTATTTAGAGCATATATACGCAATTTATTCAAAAAAAGGAACATACAATGGAGCACTTGGTGGCTTATACAAAAGATGGAGTAATTAAGTTTAGAATGAAAAGAACAGATTACGGAGAAATGTTGCAGAGTTTTTTTGAATCAGGCTTACCTAGACATTCTTTGTTCTGGAATGTTTATAAGGTTTATTGGAAATTTTTTAAAAAAGGATATTAAAATGAAACGAAAAATTAAAAAGGCTTCTTTAAAAGATGTCGCAGATTTTCTAGGTATTGCCCATATAACAGCTAGAAAGTTTGACAAGAAAAAGAGAATCTTGTTGCAGTTTGGGTTACCAGCCTATAAAGAAAATATGGAAAAGAAAAAATGAGTTATCCGAAAAAAGCCAAATGCAAGATTTGTAAACAAGAATATGTTAAAAATCATATGAATCATTTGGTTTGTGGTTTCGAGTGCAGTATCGAATACGCTAAAAAGCAACAAGAAAAGCGGGAAAAAAAGAAAAAGAGTGAAAATCGCAAAGCATTAAAACAATGGAAACAAAGCGATAAATCTGCTTTGAAAGAGTTAGCTCAAAAAACTTTTAATACATATATCAGATTAAGAGATAAAGATCTTCCGTGTGTAAGTTGTGGAACCACAAAACAAGGTATTCAATATCACGCCAGTCACTTTAAACCAGTAGGTGGATATAGTGCATTAAGATTTAATGAGAACAACGTGCATAAATCTTGTTATCGTTGCAATACTGTACTTAGCGGCAATTTAGTGCCATACAGAGAAGAACTTATCAAAAGGATAGGTTTAGAGGAAGTCGAGAAGTTAGAGCAGCCAAACCAACTAAAAGATTGGAAGATTGATGAACTTCAAGAGATTATAAAGACATACAAGCAAAAGATAAAAGATTTAAAAGATGAAATGCTTTAAATGGGGAAACATATGGCTAAATTAACAGATAGGCAAAAAAACAACTTAATAGCTAAATACAAAACTGGTGCTTATACTAACATACAATTAGCAAAGGCATATAAGATAACGGAGGGTGCAGTAAGGAAAATATGCAAAGGCGTAGAGAAAGATAACTCTGACTTAGTAAATGCACAAGTTCGATTAGAGCAAGTTAAAAAGTACGAAATTAGTACGATTGAGCGAAAAGCAGTCGAACAAGCTGCACGATATAAGCTAGATAGTATTGAGTACAAATATAAAAATATGGAGAGTGTTCATTCAGTAGCAAACGATATATTGCAAGGGCTTCAAGAGTCTATTAGAAAAGGCAAAGCACAAAAAGTAGTCACAGTTAATCAAGGAGGCGGAATATCATCTCCAGAAGTTGTAGAATATGATATGCAACCAGAACACTACGAAAAAGCAAGTAATGCACTTTATAAGACAGGTCAAACACTTGGTGTTATAGATAATGGCAAAACAGAAGTAAACGTGCAGCAAGATACAAAAGTAGCACAAGTGAATGAGATTAAGTTAATTTTAGATGAGTAAAATAGAAATAAAGCTTTTAAAGCATCAATACGAACTTTTAAAAGACATTAAAACTAAAATTATTGGAATGGTTGCAGGATACGGAAGTGGCAAGACTTATGCAGCTTGTGAGAAGGCTTTGCAATTAACTTTATTAAATCCAAACACAGTAGGAATAATAACAGAGCCTACTTATCCTATGTTGAGAGATATTTTTATACCAGATATGCTATCGACACTTGATAAGCATAACATAGATTATACTTTTAATAAATCTAATTCCATATTTGAAATACGTGTAAATGGTGCCACTAATAAAATACTATGTATGAGTGCAGAAAATTACGAGCGTTTAGTTGGTATCAATGCAGCGTGGGCTATTATGGATGAGTTAGATACTTCTAAAATAGAATTAGCATTAAAAGCATTTGAGAAAATCTTAGGGCGTTTAAGAGCTGGGAGAGTTAGACAATTGATTATAGTCTCAACACCAGAGGGATTTAAAGCACTTTACAAGATATTTGTAACAGACAACAAAGGTGATAGAAAGCTTATACGTGCAAAAACAACTGATAACAAATATTTACCTGATGACTTTATAAAAACGCTCAAAACACAATATCCACCTCAGCTATTAAAAGCTTATTTAGAGGGGGAATTTGTAAACTTAGCAAGTGGTACTGTTTACTCTTATTTCAACAGAGAAAAACATAACACAGACGAAACCATAAAGCCAAATGATATTTTATACATAGGTCAAGATTTTAACGTTGGTGGGTGCGTTGGTACAATCGTAGTTTTAAGAGATAATAAACCTGTTGTAGTTAGTGAATACGTTGTAAGTGATACACACGAAATAATCAACTACTTAAAAGAAAATTACCATAAACATAAAATAGTTATCGTTCCAGACGCTTCGAGTAATTCAGAGAAAACAAATTCAAGTAAAAGTGATATGAAGCTATTAAAAGAGGCAGGATTTATCATACAAGCTCCATCTAAAAACCCACGTGTAAGAGATAGGGTGAATAGTGTGAATAATATGTTTTATAGAAACGAGTTGCTTGTAAACACGTTGCGATGCCCACAGCTAACAATGGCACTTGAACAGCAAGCATATAACGATAACGGAGAGCCTGAAAAGTTCGGAGGAGCTGCTACGGTTGATGACTTTAACGACGCACTAGGTTATGTTATTCATTATAAATTTGGTTTAACAGCACCGCGTGCAACAATTAGACAAAGTAAAATGGTATAATTTCGCTAAAAAGGATTGTTATTGACTTTATTATATAGGATATTGCTAAAGCCTTTTGGTAGAGATTTGCCTAAAGCAAAAGTTTTTAAAAGGGGTTACGATGGACTTCAAAAGTGATTATGAGGCTAAAAAGTCTATAGTTGAATTATGCAATAACGTTTATAGTGGTTCGTTAACTGCTAGTGCATATTTGCAACAGTTTACAAGAGAGAACGCTAAGAAATTCGAAGAGAGAGCGAAAGTTTCAACCCTTGATAATTATGTAAAACGAACAGTTGACAGTATTGCAAATATTATATTCAGAAAACCATTTGATAAAAGTGAGTTAGATTTTGATATTTTTAAAACAATTGATTTAACTAGAGACATCAATCAGTTCGGTAAAGATATTTTAAAATCAGTAGTGAAAGACGGTTACACTTTTATTCTTGTTGACGCACCAACATTAAGTGATAACATAAAAACTAAGGCTGATGAATTACGTGCTGATTTTCGTCCTTATTTTGTACATATAGAGCGTAATAATGTTGTGAATTGGAAAATGAAAACAGCAAACTCTTACGAATGGGTTATGATTAGAGAGTTTTACTCAACTTATGATGGATTCAAAGAAGCTGTAGCAGAGCAATATAAAGTATTTTATGATAGTGGGCTTGTTGAAGTGTATAGAGGTGACGAGTTGTTCTATAAAATAGAAACAGGATTGAAAGAAGTCCCTATTGTTAAAATTGGCGTTGATGATGTTCCTATTGTTTACGATCAGGCTAAATTAAATATATCACATATGAATAGAAATAGTGAACTAGATAATTATATTCGTATTGCATCAGCACCAATTCCAGTTAGTTATATGCTACCTATGGATGAAAATAGCGTGGTAACTATTGGAATAAACGATGGAATTAACTTTGATGCTCCTAAAAATGAAGCTGGTTTTGAATGGGTAGGGCTTGAGGCTAAAAATACTCAAGCAATTAAAGAAAGAATTGCAGATTTAGAAACTCAAATGCTTAATATTGCAGTTACATTTGCAACATCATCTAAAGTTAAAACAGCTACACAAGTTGAAACAGAAAGCACAGAAGACGAAAGTAAATTAGTATCTATTGCACAAGAAGTTGAGAGAGGCATCAATAAAGCTATTAAACTTTTAAGCCTATACAACCCTATTTATAAAACAGATAAAGAAGTGTTTATTAATAAAGATTATGATAGCAATAAACTTACACCTGAGCAAGTAAATCAAAACATAACTCTTTACAGAGAGGGAATTATTAGCTTAGATACGCTATGGGAGTTACTAGAAGCTGGAGAGATGTTGTCTATCGAAGACAAAGACAGAGAAAAAGCCCTATTAATAGAGGTGTAAAATGAATTATTACGACTTAGCTTTCAAGGAACAAACACTCTTTGAATTGCTAGAAGCCCCATCAAAAACAGATATAGAAAAAACATTAAAGTTGGCATTGCATAATATTATTGATGAAATAGAACTAACTAACGATAATTTTACGCGTAAAAGATTAAATGAGTTATTCGCATTGATAGTTAGTGAGATAAGTCCTGCATATAAACAGTTATTTGACGATTTGCAGCAAGACGCAGTAGAAGCTAGTGCAATAGCATACAGTGCTTATTTAGGTGCTACACTACCAAAATCTACAATAGAAGAGATAGTTAATCAAAATAGACTTATTCAAGGTTATCAATTCAAAGACTTAATAAAAGCTACAAGCGATAATCACATAAGACAACTTAAAAGAATTGTTGGTGCAGGAGTTGCACAAGGTAAACCGTCACACGAGATAATAAAAGATTTAAGATTTAAAGATAGTAAGCTAATATGTCATCAACTCAATAACGTTGTCTATACTTACATAAGCGAGAGCAGAGCAACAACAAGGCATAAAGCATACAAAGAGCTTAATATTGATTGTTTCGAGTATGTTGCTACACTTGATAGCAGGACAAGCGAATATTGCAGAAATCACGATGGCAGAAAGTATCACAAATCTATTGAAGAAATACAAGGAGAAATAAATGTACATTTTCATTGCAGAAGTGTTTTTATCCCTTGTGTTGATACAAAGCATAAAAGAGCTTCACAATTTGGGGAAGTGGATGGAAGTACAACATATGGCGAATGGTTTAAATTGCAAGATGAAGCATTTCAAAAGAAAGTTTTAGGTAAAAAGAAGTTTGAAGCGTATAAAAAAGGCAAATATAAAGTAGGTGGCTTAAGTGATGTTAAGGGCAAAGAGTTAAGTCTTAAAGACATAAAAGACACACTAGCTAAATAATGCTAGTGTACAAACTCTATTTTCCCTGTTAGCTCAGTGCTATGATATCCAGTTTAAACTTAATTGTCAATATGTTGGCAAAATCATAAACTAAATAAAATTTTATGATATAATACAATCATACATTTTAATATGGAGGTATTATATGTTTGAAGAATTGCTTAAGATTATCGGAGATAATGAAGCAGGTAAAAATCTTGTTGAAAAAATCAAGTCGCAACAAGAGGAGTTGAGTTCGAAGTATAACTCAATGGAAGTTAAGTTCAACGAAGCGGTAGAAACAAGAAACAAGGCAAAAGAAAAACTTAATCTTGTTAAAACTAAATTTGGTTTAGAAGAGATTAGTGATGAAGCTTTAGACGGTGTGAAAAAAGGTAAAGCAGATGAGCAAGTAATTGCAGAAATTGAAAATCTTAAAAAGGCACTATCGCAAGAAGTAGAAGCTAAAAAAGAGATTGAGAACTCTTACAAATCTAAACTTCAAAATATGGCTTTAGATAATGCTTTTGCAAATAGTGGATTAGTTGATATTGCAGCGAACAAAGAGACTTTATCTATTTTAAAAGGACTTGCAAAACAAGGTGCAACTTTTAATGATAACGAGAAAATCGTATTTAAAAACGAAGATGGTTCAACTGCTTTAGTAGATGGTCGCCCTATGACTATCGAAGATAAGATTAAGCAAATCTCATCAAATGAGGCTTATGCTGGATTGTTTAAGCCAACAACACAAGGCGGAGCAGGTACTCAAAATACAGCAGGAACTGCAACACCTAATAATTTTAGTGGTTTAAGTGCTACTGAAATGATGAAGCAGGGTAGAAAATAATCTACTTTGCAATTTTAAAACAAATTAAAAAGGAAACAAAATGGCTTTAACACTTTTAGAAGCTGCCAAATTAAATGGCGGCGATGTTTACAAAGCAGGAGTTTTAACTAAATTTGCAGAAACTTCTGATATTCTTAGAGTTCTACCTTTCGAAGGCATTAACGGAAACTCATTAAAGTACAACGTAGAAGAGACGCTTCCTGGTGTTGGGTTCCGTGGTGTAAACGAGTCTTTTGATGAGTCAACGGGCATTATTAATCCTAAAGTTGAGTCCTTAACTATCGCTGGTGGAGATTTAGACGTTGATAAGTTTATCGTTGATACAATGGGACAATCACAAAGAGCAGTACAAGAAGCAATGAAAGTTAAATCTCTTGCTTTAGCTTGGACACGCACTTTTATCAAAGGGGATAGCGAGGAGAATCCACGCGAGTTTGATGGTTTACAAAAACGCTTAACAGGTGATGCTCTTATTGAAAACGATACAGATGGTGCTGGATTATCTCTTGCAAAACTAGATGAAGTTATCGACGCGGTAGATGGTGCGAATGTAATTCTTATGAGCAAAGCAATGAGACGTCGTTTAACCGTTGCTGCAAGAGATAGTTCTATTGGTGGCAACATTACTTATTCTAAAGATGAGTTCGGTCGTCAAATTGCTCAATACAATGATTTACCTATCTTAATTGTTGATAAAGACAACAACAACACAGATATTTTAGGTTTTTCAGAAGTTGGAAACACTACTTCTATTTATGTTTTAGCACTTGGCGAGGGGCAGGTTTCTGGGCTTGAAAATGGTGGAATGGATGTAAGAGATCTTGGAGAGCTTGAAACAAAACCTGCGTTTAGAACACGTGTTGAATGGTATAGTGGTTTTGGTGTTTTTGCTCCACGTACTGCCGCAAGACTTTCTAAAATCACAGACGAAGCTGTAACAGCTTAATAGCAGAGCCTAGTGGCTTTGTTTGAATTAAAACAAGGAAATTAAATGAAAACTTTTGATAAATTAGGGTTAATTGTAGATGGTATTACTACTGACACTACGACCTCAACTGCTGCGGTTAAAATTGATGGATTAGATATTGGAGAATCAACTTATGTTTGTGTATTTAATGTTACAGATGCAACAGGTACAGACACAGACAACTATTTTACTCTACAATTAGAGGTTAGCGATAGTGCTAATGGCACATTCGTTCCAGTTGGTAATGGTATTCAAGTGCCTTTAGCTGGTGGTAAATTTGAAGTAGGTTTCGCAGCCGAACAAGCTAATAAGTTTTTCCGTGTAACTGCAACAGAAACAGGCGACGGTGCAACAGTAACTTATACGGCTTTTATTAGTAAAATTTAAGGGATGATAAATGAGTACTATTGTTTATGATAAAAAAGGAAAAGAGTATAAAGTTAATCATAGAATTGATGTAAAAGATTGGCTTACTGCTGGCTATACACTTGAAAAGCCTTTAATAGCTGCTGAAAAGAAAGCATTAAAAGAAGCTGCTGAAAAGTGATTGTTTTATAGAGGGGTACTTTTACCTCTCTATTAAGATAATCAAAGGAATAGTTATGGCACTTATTGTATATCCTGAAGCAAATTATGATAGTTTTTTAGGCGTTGAAGAAGCAGATGATATTGTTGTAAAATATGCAACAAACACTCGGGGATGGGATAATTTATCTTCTGAAAAAAAAGAGTTGTATTTGAGGCAAAGCACACTATTAATTAAAAATAAAATTAATGAGACAACTGAGAGTGAAACGCCTTTCAATCTAAAATTAGCAGTTGTCTATCTTAGCTTATTTTCAATAGATAAAGATATGACTAATGAAGATGGAAGTAGTAACATTAAAGTTCTTGAGGTTGATGGAGCATTAAAAAAAGAGTATTTTACTAAAGGTAAAAAATCTAATTCTTTCCCGTCTATCGTAAGCGAGTTGCTAAGTGAGTTCGGCTTTAGAAGTGCTGGAGCTTTTCGTGTAGAAAGAGGCTAAAATGAGTGAAGCAACAAGTGTATTAAAAGATATAAAACAAGCTCTTTCAGACTATGGAACAGGAGTTGTATTAAGAGTTGTTACGCAAAGTAGTTATGATACACAAACAGGACAAACAGAAACTACAACAGATATAAACTTAAATGCTTTTATTAGAAACAATAAAACAGAAAAAGTGCCTAAAGAAACAATAAATAGTAAAGTTTTAGAATTGATGCTTTATAGTGATATTGAACCAACAAAAAAAGATAAGATAGTGTTTAATAATGTTGAGTATGATATTATAAAAGTGACTGAATCTATTTTACAAGGTACAGTTTTAAAGTATGAGATTTTAGCGAGAAAATAATGTTAAGTGACTCTTTTAGTGAACTTATAAAAGAAACAGAACAAGCGATAACAAATGAAGTAATTACACTTTATAGTGAGTTTGTGAAAGCATCTCCAGTTGATACAGGAAGCTTTAGAAGTGCGTGGAGTCTAGATAAGAACAAAAAGTATTCTTGGAGCATTTCTAATAATATGGAATATGCAGATATTTTATTTGCAGGACGTAGAAAAGTTGGTAAAAAGTGGTTAGGCTCTGAACAATGGATTGACGGTGGAGAGTCTATGTTGAAAGAGTTTGAGAATAGAATAGAAAATAAATTAAATTCGCTACAAAAATGATATAATTACAAGGAAAGGTTTTTGTATGACTTTAGAAATTAAAAGCACGTTAGAACAATACTTCATAGATAACTGGACTCAAACACAAATACAATTTGATGGCGTGGACTTTGATTATAGCAATGTTGATAAATGGATAAGCTTAGTTTACACACCTATTAAGAATGATCTTATAGGTTTTGATGGATCAAGTGTCGGAAGAATTAGAAACAACGCTATTTTAAAAGTATTTTGTTATGCAAAAACCGTTCCTTTAACTTATAAATTATCTGATGATGTAAAAACTTTCTTGAATGGTAAACAATTTGCAGATATAAATGTAAGTATAGGACAAGACAGAGGAGCTACAAACTTAGATAATGGCTTTTTTGAGGTGTTAACTATTTTTGAAGTGAACAAATTTTAATAAAAGGAAAAATATATGGCATTAACAAACACAAAAAAAAGTGCTTTATTTGTTTTGAGTGGTGCAACGTTACCTGATGCACCAGCGAACTTTTTAGAGGTTACAGAAGAATTTGCTTTTTCGCCTGATGTTCCAGTAGAAGAGTTTAAACGTATTAATGGTAAACTTGGTAGTAATTCATCTTATGTAGATACGGGACACGTTACAATCTCACAGAGCTTTACTATAAATATGAGATCATCAAACAGTGCAGCTGATGCACTTGATACACATCCAGAATATGGAGAGCTTTTAAAAATTGGTGGCTTTGATGAAATTATTGACACTTCAACAGAGGACGAAGAAACTGTTACGTATGTAAATTCACAAACTCCTTTGAGAGGTAGTATTGTTGCTTATTTAGATGGAAACAAGCACACTGTTACAGATGCAGCGGTAGCAGATATTAAATTCAACTTTCCAGTTGGTAGAGTTGCAACTATTGATGCAACTATTTCTGCGTTTTTAGATAACGAGGGCGTATCTGTTGCAGAAGCAAATCCAACTGTAACTCCAAATCCTGAACCTATTTTGCTTGTTAGCTCTGCTGATGTGTTTACCGCTGGTGGCGTTAATTTAGTACCTGATAACGTTTCTATTGAAATGGGTGCAGATATTCAAGAGTTTTACGGTATGGGACGTAAAAACTTTGAAATGAAAGACTATGTTATTAAAGTAACAGCAGACTTTTACCCTGAAAATGCAGACTATAATAATGCTATTTCATCACTTAAAAATGGAACAGTTGAAGCAATTAACCTAAAATTAGGCACAGATGGCACAGGTGCTTTAATTAATGGTAAATCTGTTGATATTACTTGTAGCACAGCAAAGGCAAACACTTTTAGCGATAGTGTGGATAAATCTACACTAAAGCGTTCTTTTACTTGGTTATTAACAGGAGACAATCAAATCTCACTTAAGCACGGTTTCTTCGCTTAATAGCGAGGTGGCTTTGTAGATATGTGCCACCACCTGAAAACAATCTACACAAAAACAATCTACATAGGAAAAAATATGAAACTTACATTTAAAGAAACTTTTAAAATTGAACTTGAAAACGGAACTGTAATTGGTGGAACTTTTAGAGATTTAACTAAAAAAGAAAAAAAAGAGATTGAACTTAAATTTGAAAAAGATCAACAATTAACTAACAAACTTCAAAAACTAGCAAAAAAAGCTAAACGTTTATCAATTGAACTCAAGTATGAGGACGATAAAAGCAAGATTAAAGAGTTGCAAAAGAAAATATTTAAAATTGAAGATGAAACAGAAGCTATACAAAAAGAGCTTGAAAGCTTAAACACAAGAGAAGAAGCTTCAAAAATTCGTTTCAATATGTGTGTTGAAAGCGATAAAATTGACGATCTTTTAGAAATTTGTGAGCAATACTCATATGAAATTGTTATGCAAACAATTCTAAAGGATATTGAAGAAAAAAAGCAGAACGCTACTCAAAACTAATTGAGTGGGCGGGACAATTTGCAGACGGTACAGACTTTACGAATTTAGATGAAAGGGATAGAGAGATTTTAAATGATCCTCTATCGAAAATTGTTTCATTTAACAATTATGAATATGAAGCCTTTGTATTAATGCAAATATTTAAGCAACTTCAATTTACATATGGCTTTAGTGGTAAGCCTACTGGATTTAATTATTTACAAGTTAAAGACTCTTTAAGGTGGAATGGGCTAAAACCAAAAAACTACATAAATTTAATTTCACAAATGTTTTATAATTATGTAAAGAATTTAAAAACGGGGTAAAATATGGCAAAGTTGCAAATAGACATAGACGTTTCAGGCCAGAGTAAAGTAACTCAACTTGACAACAGTTTAAAAAACTTAGACAAAACTACAAAAACAACTACAACGGATAGCGAGAAGGTGGCTGCATCAATTAAAAAGATCGCGACTGCTGCTATTGCTTACGTTGCAATTGATAAACTTACAGACTCACTAACAAATATCAGTAAATCACTTGTAGGAACATCCGCACAATTTGAACAATTCGAAGCGGTATTAACAACAATAGAGGGGAGTGCAACAAAGGCAGAGGACAGTCTTAAATGGGTTGAAGATTTTTCAAGTAGCACACCATTTAATATTGACAAGATTACAGAGTCTTTTGTTAAGCTAAAAGCGTATGGATTAGAGCCTACAGATGGATTGCTGAGAACTTTAGGCGATACGGCTAGTGCGATGGGTAAAGATATAGAACAAGCCGTCGAAGCGATAGCAGATGCAGTTGTAGGAGAGAATGAGCGTTTAAAAGAGTTCGGAATAAAAGCAAACATTATAGGCGATGATATTAAATATTCTTGGACTAACGCTAGTGGGGAGATGCGAACTACTATCGTGCAAAACAATAGTGAAATAATCCAATCAACGTTAGAAGCAATTTTCAATAGCAAATATGAGGGTGCTATGGAACTGCAATCTAAAACGTGGAACGGTATGGTTTCTAACATGCAAGATAAATGGACTCTATTTAAAAAAGACGTTATGGATGAGGGTTTATTTGCTTATTTGAAATCTATTGTAACAGTTGCTGGAGATAGGCTTACAGAAGCATTTGGGAATGCTAAAGATATGGGGAAAGCTTTTGCAGATTATACTATTGATGCAATAAAAGGTGTAATAAGTACAGCAGGTGTTTTGTATGATGCGTTTGATATTATAGGAAACAGCTTCGACGTTTTAAAGTATGCTGGAGAAAAAGCTTTTTACGGTATAGAGTTAGCAGGTGTAAAAGTTGCAGATAGTACGCTTGATTTATTTGAGTCTATGTTTAATAGTATTATTGGATGGACTAACGACCTAATAGCTGGAATAAACTCTTTAGGAATAATAGAGATAGGATATATAGGTAAAGTTGATTTTAGCTCATACAAACAACAAATACAAGACTTTGCTCAAGTTGATGCTATTGCATTTGATTATGGCTTATCATCTGAAAACTTAGAAGAAGCAATAAGTAACGTTTTAAATGTTGGTAAAGGGCAAACGTTTACAGATGAGTTGATAAAAGATATTGACGAAACTTACAAGGCCATAAAAGATGATGTTGTAGCGGTTGCAGACAAGCAATATTTCGGTGAAACTCAAACAGCAGAACCTGGTGCATTACTAACGCCTACTGATGAACAAGTTGAAGCGCAAGATAACATTACTCAAGCAGTAGAAGATGCAAACAATGCTTTAGATGATTTAAAAGAAACATTTGTTGCAACAAGTGGGGATGATGACGTTTATACAGTTTTTACAGAAACACAAGAAGTTATCAAGGACGCAACGGAAATAGTTTCAGATGCCAACAATGCTTTTAGTGATGCAAACGATACACTAGAAAACTTTGTATTTGAATTTGAGAATACTTTTATAAATAGTTTAAAAAGAAATGCAAATACTCTTCGCAATGTTGGTTCAAATCTTGTAAGTTATCAAAGCGTAAATTACGAACAAGCTCTAAATGATGTTTTAGCAGTTAGAAGTAAGCTAATAGATAACCCACTAGACAAGGATATAGGGGAGCAATATGCAGACGCTTTTAATCAATTTTCAAGTAGTGTTAGTGATTATTTAAGCGATACTTCACATTTCACAACAGCTGAAGAATTACAATTCGCAAGCGTAACAGCTGATGTTCAAACTAGAGAACTTCAAAGTACGGCAATGGACACTTATGACGTTTTAGAAAGTATGAACGATTTACTGTTTTCAATTAATAAAGCTTATGAAGATGGTATTTTGACTGACGAGGAAAAAGAAACAATAGCAGGTGTTGCTGATGATGTAAATGCAAAAAATGAAGTATTGCTAGGTCACAGAGGAGTTCTTGTTCCAACTGTTGATGACTTAAACGAAGCTATTAACGAACAAGAATATTACAACAACAGCGGTTTAGCAACTGATAGAAATATAAGTTCTCAAGAATATTACAACAACAGCGGTTTAGCAAAAAGTGATGATTTAGGCAATATTGGAAAAATAAAACTAACAGGACACGGAAGTTTAAAAACATACGATTACACTTCTTCGAAAAAACTTGATACAAACATAAATGAAACAAATACAGTTGGTAATTTTGTTGAAAAGTTGATGGGAGGGGAAAGCAAAGGTATAAGCCTTACAAGCATAGCTAGCACATTGCCCGACTTATCAGTTGATACAGGTTTGGACGTTGGCGACATTTCAAACTTAAAAATCACAAGCAATGGAAATTTAAAAACATTTGATGTTACAGCAAAACATAGATTAGAAGAAGTGACAGATGAGACTAAAAATGTAACAGGTGCAGTTGATGATGCAAACATTAAAGGAGATGCAGCAAAAACACTAGACGATATTGCTTACAGTAAAACAGTTGTACAGTTTACTGGTTCTTATGGTGAAGAAGATGGAAAGTTTATAAAAAAAGAGACAACTGTAACAACAACTGGACCAGCGGAAGCAACAGACTTAAGTACGGGTATAGATTGGAGTGGTATGGTGGACGAACATGACAGTAGCAGTATGAGCTGGTATGCAAACGGTGGCTTTACAGGTCGCGGTGCAGGTGCTAGAGATAGCACAGGGTATAAACAAGCGGGAATAGTACACGAAGATGAGTGGGTAGCACCAAAATGGATGATAGATAACAACAAAGGATTATTTAACACACTTGAACAAGCGAGGTTGAAAGGATTTGCAAACGGTGGCTTTACTAGTAAAACAGTCACTAAAGCTATGAATGGATTAAGTGATAAGACTGAGAAGTATATGTTTATTTTGGTTGACGAGATGAAGCGTTTAAACGGATTGATTAGATCTATGAGTAACGGTGGCGATACTTTGCTAGTAGAAGTTGTATAAAAAAAGGTAGTTTAATGAAGATAGTAGAAAACAAAACAACAGATTATCTAAGTGCGAATTTCACGGAAGATGAAACGCTTTGGGACGCAGATAGCACTTATAAATATGCTGATGAGTTGCGTTGGGGACACTATATCTATAAGTATGCTGGAAATGACGACACAAATACAGATACAAATCCACAATCAAACATAGATAGCAACATAAATGTAGTGTGGGTTAAAATTCGTCCTACAAACTACTATGCTATGCTTGATGGAAAAACAAATACAACAACAAAAGTTAGTGAAAGCATACAGATAGAGATAGATGACGTAAACTATGATACTTTTGCACTTTTAGGATTGGTTGCAAAAACAATAACAATAGATTTGTTTAGCGATGATGAAAATACAGTTGTATTTAGTAAAAGTATAGACCTACAAGATGAAAGCGATGTAGTGGAATTTTACTCATATTGTTTTGGCGAATTTGCATTTAAACCTTCTGTATATGTGCAAATTCCTATTTATAGCAACTCTAAACTTATTGTAAATATAGACAACGAAACAGAAATTGCAGAGTGTGGGAGATTAGTTTTTGGACGTTCTATTTATATAGGCGACACAGGATTTAATGCAAATCTATCTATAGAAAGTTACAGCAGAAGAGTTACGGACGAGTTTGGCAACGCTGATTTAATCCATAGAGGTGCAGTGAATTTAGATAGTTACGAAGTTGAGATACCAAGCAATAAAGTACCTATGTTGCGACGTATTGCAGTTAAATACGACGCTAAACCTGTATTATTCATAATGGATGAAAGTGAAAACAGTAACTTAGAAAATTTGTTAAATTTTGGATATTGGCAAAACTTTTCTATATTAATATCAAATGCACTAAAAAGTACTATTAGTGTTACGATTAAAGGCTTGTTGTAAATAAGGTATAATTACAAAAAAAAGGAGTAAACAATGGCGAAAATTACAACAGTTATTCAACCATTCACTAAAACACCAAATAGACAAAACCCAGCTACTTTTAGTGAAGATATGGACACACGTTTGGCAGAGGAAAATTCACGAATAAACCAAATGAATAATTTTTCAAGCGAAGCAAACTATTTAGCTGAAGATTTAACGCAGAAAAATTTACAAGCTAGCACAAGTGCAACTAATGCTACAAATGCAGCAGCACAAGCCGAACAAGCAAAAAATGAAGCTACAAATGCAAGAGATGAAATAGAAAGTTACGTTATACCACAGGACGCTACCTATACTTATGCGGACATAGATGCAAAAGATAATATTATACTTGAAGCAGCTTTTAATGCTTATGGGTACACAAAAGAACTAAAGAAAAGTGAAAGGTTTGAGGAGACAAATACTCCTTATATTGTTCAAGACAAGGGTGGAGACACCATTAGATTTAGTAAAGGATTAGTAAAAAGAAATAATGCAGAAAACATTCATTTGCCCTTAGCTCCTTTTGCTGACGGTTCAACAGATGAGTTGCTGAGCCATAGTGACAATGGTTTTGAAACACAGATGGACCATAAAGCTGGAAACATTATTCATTGTGGAGATGGTGATGGCATTGAACAAACATATCAAGCTATAACAGATACAACTAGTGGAGATTTAGTCACGGATGATACAAAGTTCTCGAAGATTGATTTTGTTTCAAGACAAGATGTAATCTTCATTGGAGAAGATGGTAAATATAAAACAATCAAAGGTTACCATAACTTCCAAGATGGTTCTGATATAGACGCTATAGCCAATGCTTATGGATTTGCTAAGATAGATGAGAATTTATATAGTGTAACCAATTTAGAAGTGGTTGGCAATGATGGAAATAGTGAGACATATACTGGAGAAGCTATTATAATTGGTTTAGTTCGTAGACTAAACAATGCTTGTTACAATCCTATGCATAATGTGTTTGGTACAAGAGGAGTGAGAAGAGAGGGCGAATCAGAGACAAGTGATTATATTGAATATTGGAATTCTGACTTAGCAATGTCTACAGATACTACTTATAAATGTATAACTAATATTAGTGGTAATGCAGACCATATTGGTTCTGTTGCTACAGAATCTACAAACCCATACAGAACAGATTCTAGGTTTTATGACAAGGTGTATTTGGATGGTAACGTTGGTGTATTGGATTTCAAATCTGCTTATGCTATCAAGACTGCTGAAAAGAAAACATTAGAACAAAACAAAGATATCGTCAAAGCTAAGTTCCCCTTCAATGGATATGCTGGTGATAAAATAGATATGAGATTTGAAACATCTGAGAATAATATACTTAAAGTTGCTAATCCACAAGAACAGTATATTGTTGATGGTAAGGTAGCTAAACCTAATGAAACAATAGACCTAGACACAACTAATGATAGAACAGGTTTTAATGGAGAGGGTGATAATAGTTTTGTACCACACGTACACGTAGTAGGGTTTGACCCAATTAGTACAGGTTCAATCACAGGATCAGATGTAGCAGCTGATGCACAAATAGGTAGCATATTAGATAATGTACCTGCTCAAACAGCTAATACTAGAATCAAGTGTAGAGTTAAACCTACAACAGATGGTATCAAAGTAGAAATATTAGATAAATCAGATAGTGATGCAGTAGTTAGAACACAGACTATAGATGGTACAGATGCTGAAACGCTTACATTTACATTACCTGTTAATGATGATGGATATAAAGTTAAAGCTACTAAGATTACAAATGATGGTAGTGGTGATGAAGATATACAAGTTACTGCTGAGGTTAGTACAGGATTAACTGTTGATGGCAAGATGAAGCGAGGGGATTATGTAGTTTTAGATAGAGAAGAATTGGTTACTAATGGTACATTTGATAATGATACGAATGGATGGGTTGAAGAAAGAAATGTTAGTATATCTGTCGATGAAGGCAAATTAAAGTTAGTAACATCTACGGATGATTATGGGTATGCTTACGGAGCTTCAATTCCTCTAACTATAGGGTGCAAATATATATTAAAGGCTGATTATATTAGCGGGACCGATGCACAAGTTAGACTAGCAACTTCCAAGAATGGGACTAATATTGTCAATCTAACTTCTGAGGGGAGTGCAACATTTGTTGCTACGACTACTAGCTGTGTACCTCATTTGTATAGCATGTCAACCGCTGATAACAATACTGTGTATGCAGACGGCATATCAGTAAAACTAGCTAATGACACATTCAAAGCAATAGAAGATACAGATGATGGAGAAAGTTTAGCTTCAAGTAAATTCAAACCACAAGATTGGATTAGTAATCAAGTATTTGTAGGTATGAAAGATGATGGCTCATATACTTATGATGTATTGACGAATGATGCATATGCTAAAGATAGTGCAACTAAAATACTAACTAACAATGGATATAGCAGTTTAGGTAAAGGATTGTTTAGCAAAGGAAATGATGTAGTTACACCAATGGGCTATATACAAACATTGAATAAAGGTGCTTATCACCCAATGCTAAATCCGATGGGAACAAGAGGTGAATTTTATGAATTAGGCAACAGTGGTTCTACACATTGGTTTAATAATGTTAATGGAAGTAGGAATATTTTTCTTGAAAATACTGCTGATTTATTTATGCTGGGGAGTACTGGTTCAGAATATGAAAAAGTAAGAATAGAGAGTGGGAGAATATTAGAAAGTAGAGTATATCACCCACAAGGTAAATTCTATGATATAGTTTATCCTTCACAATTCAGAGACCTAAGATATTCAGCTGATGTAATATCATATCACGACACAGCTAGTAAAGAATTTAGTGATGGTGTTGGTGGTAAAGGTGGTGTTTGTGATACTTTAGGGTTAACTAGATTGCCAACTGAGCCATATAAGCAACAACATGAGTATATAGAAGATGGCACATTGGTTTATCTACCAATAACACAAGTAGGAGAACAATTTTGCATTGATGTATTAGGCTCACCTGAGAATTATTCTACTGTTATGAAAGATAGATTAGCTGAAGAGAATACTATTGTGGGAATTAACCCCTTATTAGTTGGACAGGACGGAACTGATTATGCTACATCAAATGACATTGATGAGATACTGTCTCAAAAAGCAATAGGTCTTGGCTTCCTACTTCGTCAAGATATAGAAACAAAGACATACAATTCATATCCTAACAGATATATAAATAATATAACAAATACATCTAGCTTTGAATCACAAGATGACAATATCTATATTATTTTTTACGCAGCTTCAATCCCAGTAGCTCCAATACAAGACCCTAAAGCAGTAGAATATGTACTAGAGAAGTATATTGCTAGTAATAATAATGAGATAGCATTAGGTAACAATATTACATCTTTGATAAATGTGGGTACGGGCACAGGTAAACCAGAGACGAATGCTATAGGAAACACGATAATCGATAAAGATGGATTAATAGTTACAGAGCCAAATCATAAAACTATCACATTAGACAACACAGGAGATAAAGCAGCTAAAGCATTTCTAACAATAGCTAGTGATAGTGATGGAGAGTTATATGCTCAATGGTTTGTAGAAGAGTTAGTTAAAGACGCAGATAGTGGCAGCTTTGATGGAGATAATGGAGAGTTTGGACAACTTACAAATGGAATAGCTACAGACCTTAACGGAAATACATGTAGAACCGTTGTAGCAAGTCGACCACTAAATATGTTAAAGGAAATATAAAATGAATCAGATAGATAAAATAAAAAAAGCATTAGAGCTAAACAAGACGAAGGGAGCCAAAAGGCTCCTTGAAGAGTACTTTAGACAGAGCCATAAACAACAATGGCTAGAGAATAAAAGAGCTGAGTATAATAAGTTATTTCCAGAATACGAAGAAGATATATCAGGTAATTCCAATTCTGAAGACCTTGTTGAAAGAATAGAAGTTCCTATCAAGGTAGATTATTCAGATAATCCAGAATACAAAACATTTGATGAATGGCTAAATGAAGTAGTTGTGGTGCAAGAAGCTACAGAAGATGAGCCAGAGATTACTGAATTAGTCAGAGAATATATGCTGCCGACCGATGAAGAATTTGAAGAATATTTAAATAACTTTTATTTATGGAAAGAGTACCAAACAAAGAAAGCTAAAGAAGCAAAAGCTAATTTACTAGCTACTATGAAAGTAGAGTTAGACAACTTAGAACTACAAGCTGATAGTACTTCATTAGTATATATGAAT